TGGTTTTGGCGGCATGCTCTATCTTAATCGCCCCGGCGACGGCACTTCTGGTCCGATGGTTTCTGGAACTTTCGTCGCAATAAAGAACACGATGAGTAATTCGATGTGCCATGTAGTAGCTGGTAACAGATCAACGGTCATCACCCTAGATCGAGTTAATGTTTCTTTTATCTCTGGCAATATTACTAGTGGAAGAATGACAGTTTGGGGGATTGCACATGCCTAGACACCATATGGTTAATAATGAGAAAGTTTGGTTCACGCCAGAAGAAGAAACCGCCCAAGATGCCGTTGAAGCTGCATGGGCCGCTGGTGCAAATGACAGAGCTTTTGAAGAACTGCGAAGAGAACGCAACCAGCTTCTGAACAACACCGATTGGTATGCTAATAGTGATGTTACTATGCCATCAAATATGAAAACTTACCGCCAAGCACTCCGTGATTTGCCAGCAAACACCGCTGATCCTACTAATATAACTTGGCCAGAGGAGCCTGAATAATGTCAACTTTAGAAACAGATTTAGTACAAGCAGCAACCGGCACGAACACGGCGCTTACGCTCAAGGGCAAGGGCACTGGCGTTGTCAAGCTTGGAGATGGAGAACTTAGTTTTCCTGATTCTGATGGTAGTGCCAATCAAGTCTTACAAACAGATGGCAGTGGAACATTATCATTTACCTCTACTTTAAATCTTGGTGATAATACCCTCCAACGAGCCAACCTTCAGGATTACGGCGAAGTTACTAATGCTATCGGTGGTACTGGTGGTGGAACACAGGACATTGATTTAACTTTAGGCAATAATGTTGTAGCTACAGTCGATACATCTGCTAATACTTTTACGTTTAGCAATCCTACAGCAAGTGATGAACTATGCGGATTTACTCTTTTTCTAACGAATGGAGGATCGCAAACCGTGAATTGGCCCGCCGCTGTTGATTGGGCGGGGGCAACTGCGCCAACTTTAACTACTAGTGGCTTAGACATTCTAGTTTTCACAACAACGGATGGCGGCACAATTTGGCATGGTATGGTTGCTAGTGCGGATAGTTCATAATGCCTAATCTCAGACGAGGAATGATGGCAGCGGCTGGGGCTTCTGGGGAAGCGTCCGTACCCATTGATATCTCCAGCATGGCTTATGTTAGCACCTTTGATTTCACGGCTGAAGTATCAACCGTATCGGGCATATCCATCAGCTCCGATGGAGCTACGGCGTTTGTGCTGGATAGAACAACAGACGCTATTTACCAATATACTTTATCAACTGCGCACCTTCTCTCCACAGCGTCTTATGATTCAGTGTCCCTTGATATTTCCGCCAATGTTTCTGACCCGTTTGGTCTAATCGTCAACTCAGACGGCACAATTTTAATGGCTAATGATCGTTCCGATGATCACTCCTCTCAATACTCTGGGGACGCATGGGACTTGTCCACATTCTCGCGTGATGCCTCTGACGATATAGACTTCTCAAACGAGAGTACCGCACCGAGATCAATTACCTACGCTGGTGATTATATTTACATGTGGGACAGTAGTGGTGGTGAACTGTTTCAGTATGATGGCACAGCATTCGACGGCTCTACATTCTCGTATGCCAGCAAATCCTTCGACCCAAGTGAGGTTGGAACGGGTGGTTATGGGATTATCGTCAGTAGTGATGGCACCAAATTAGTTATCGCTGATGCTGCCGTGGCAACGAATGGTACGTTTTATCAATACACTTTATCAACACCGTTCGACATCAGCACCGCGAGTTATGACAGCGTGTCGTTTGTAGACAGTGGGCGTAAAACTTCCGCTGGTATCTTTGTGAACGCTGATGCAACCAAGATGTATTGCGGCAGTGGTGCGACAGCATCTGTCGCTTACCAATATTCGTTATAGGAGCCGGTCATGTATGCACTAGTAGAGTACCGAGGCGCACTGCCCCGCAACTGGAGAAATATCTCCGGTCTGAACAAGAGCGCGAAAGTTTTTAGGCAAATAACCTTGGGTAATTGGGCCGAGCCTTTTGGTATTATAAAGGAGAAATTAAAATGTTATATGCACACGTTGAAGATGGCACCGTAACTTACCGAGGGACGCTCCCTAAATCTTGGCGCAATATTTCTGGTTTGAACTTATCGGATGGCAACGATGACTATTTGAAAACATTAGGGTGGCTTCCTTATGTGGAAGTTGCCGTTGCGATTGGTGTGGATGAAACGTCGGATGGTGAAGACACAGTAATCACCGAAACGGAAGTCACTTCAACTCAAAAGAAACGCGCTATGACAGCGCAGGAAATATCTGACCGAGATTCGGACGCAGCTTTATCTGAAATTCTTCGCTTAGAAGAGTTAGAGACTCCCCGCCGACTTGCTGAAGCACTTTCGGACGACTGCGGTGGAACTGCTGAAGGTCGATCATGGTTTAAGGACAATCGTGATAAGATTGCCGAAGAACGAGCTAAACTATCATAACACATAGAAACGATCCTACTAATATAACTTGGCTAGAGGAGCCCGGAGCATGACATCAACAATTTTAACAGACGTTCTTAAAGCGAAAACGACCAACGGTTCGCTCACTATTTCCGGCAATGGCACCGGCAATGTGGATATGAAGAACCTTGCCACTACCGATGATACGCCTATGGTATTAACGCTGCAAACTGGTGAAACTGATATAGCAGCAAATGATGTCATTGGACAAATTGATTTCCAAGCACCAGATGAGGGTACAGGCACTGATGCTATACTTGTAGCAGCAGGTATTGAGGCTGTATCTGAAGGAGATTTTAGTTCAAGTAATAATGCAACTAAATTAAGTTTTAAAACGGCTGCTAGTGAAACTGCATCTGAAAAAGCCTCTTTAAGTTCTACAGGTGTTTTTACTGCTACTTCTTTTACTGGTTCTGGTGCTGGTTTAACTGCTGGAACAACTCCTCTCGGCCCCGGCTCAAGCACCGACAATGCGATAGCGCGGTTCGATGGGACTGGAGGTAAGACACTTCAAAATTCCGGCGTTGTCATCGACGACAACAACATTCTGATTAATAGCGCCCAGCCAGCATTTCTTGGTGCGGCGACTGCCACGCAAGATAATATAACTGGCAATTCGATATCTTCTGCAATCGCGTTTGCGGAGATTTTCGACAACAATGCCGACTATGACGGGACCACTTTTACAGCGCCCGTAGCGGGCAGATATCAATTCAACGTCAATGTACGACTAGGGGGAGTGACCACCGCCGCAACCAACATCTCTATCGATTTGGTAACAAGCAATCGTGACTATTCATCGATGGGTCGCATCGATGGAAACACCGGCAACAATGCAGGCCAATCAGGGTCTTGGTGTTGCGACATGGATGCCAGCGATACGGCAGTCGTCAAAGTTTTCGGCGAGGGCGAAGGTTCCAACGTCTGGGATCTCAACATCGGAGCCGCGAAGCTGAACACATTTAGCGGCTTCTTAGTCGGATAAGAAAGGAATTAAACAATGGCTACATATACTGTGACTGTAACTGACGCCCAACTTCGGGCACTCGAACACGATCTCCCAAGTTCGGAGATCGAAGCAGACATTCAGCGGAGGCTGGATTGGGTCGTAACCCACAAATCTGAGCAGTGTCGAGCAAGGATGATTGCGGCTGGAATGCCCATTCTGAAGGCCGATGATTCTGTAACGAGCATCCCCGTTGACGAGGATGAATTGGCCGCACTCATAAAGGCACACGCAAATTATCTTGATCGTGATGGTCGGGACGTACTGGAAAATAACGGGGGATGATAAAACAGGCGAACGTCTTGTAGCTTGTGTTCTATATTCTGGATAAGTATTAAATATTTAAAACAAGGGTTATAAAAAGTTGCTGCATTAAACTGGTTGGCCTACATAATAATACCCTCGCTTGGAGAACCAATTGAAAGGCAAAAATATGAATAAATTTATTATATCTATGGTACTAGTTATTTCTATGTGTGTAGCAAGCCAAAGCTTTGCTAACCCTAAAAAAAGTGGGGTTGTTCCTGAACAAGAACACCTTGAAATGTTGTACCCTACTGTTCTTGTAAGGTTAGGTAATGGGTCAGGGTCTGGGACGGTTATCTATTCTGAACAAAATGAAGAATTTGATTATGAAAGTTATGTTTTAACCAATTGGCATGTAGTTCAAAACTATGTACAATTGAACAAAGTTTGGAACTCTGAGAAAAAAGAACACATAGAGACAGAGAATAGACGGCCTGTAAACATTGATTTGTGGGAATACAATAATTTTAGTATAGCGGTAGGAACTATTGGTAGGATTGCTAATATTGTAGCTTACGATAAAAGTAGGGATTTGGCTTTGCTACAGGTAGAAGATACAGAACGCCAGATGCCTCATGTAGCTAAAATATATCCAGAAGATAAAGATGACGGTCCTTGGATTTTTCAAACAGTCTACGCTGTTGGAGCAGGGTTAGGTAAGCCCCCTTTTCCGACAATGGGATTACTATCTGGTTATGGAAAAGATACACATGGTAATGACCTGTATTTAGCAAGTGCACCTATAATTTTCGGAAACTCAGGAGGTGCTTTATATGTATATAGTCCTCGTAGGGAATATGAATTAATTGGTGTTCCTAGTATGGTATCTGCTTATGGTTGGGGAAATGTAATTACACACATGGCTTGGTCTAGGCCAATATCGGAAATTCGTATTTTTCTAAGGGACGCTGGTTATGGCGTAAAAATCTTAGGGGATGAGCCAGAACAAGAAGAGGAAGAAGAAGCTAGAGAATAAAAAGCACTTGGAGAACACATACTAAGGAAAACACATTATGTCTGAACAAGAAATAAATACACAAACTTATATTGCTGTATTAATAGAACAAAGAAACGAAGCACTTAATAAGCTTGCTAGTTATATGGCTGTAACTAAAGAACTTGAAAAAAAAGTAAAGGAAATTCAAAGTTCTGATGAAGCTAATGATAAACAGGACGTAGAATAAAGGAATAACTAATATGGTAGGGTATAGTCAAGACATGCTAAAGCAAAAAGCAAAACAGTATGGTTTTCAGGGGGAAATGGCAGATTTTCCTAAATACCTAGAACAAAATCAAGATGTAGCACGACAGTATTTTGCCCAGCAGAACTCGGACATGTATCAACAGGGACAAGAGGGGCAAAAAAAAGTTGATGGGGTAACTACAGTCCCTAGAACTTATGAAGGTGAGAGTTTAGCTTATATTTCGGATGAGGAAGCTCTACTGCTTAGAGAAAAAGGTGGAGGTGTACCTCCGAATGATCCTTCAGGACAAATTACCAAATTTGGTATCCCAAGTTTTGGAGGCGAGGGTGGTGCAGGGGCAGGAGGGGGTGGTGGTCCTAATTGGATGACAAGTGGGGCATATAACCAGCCGGGACATCCGATGTACCATCTTTCCCCTAATTACCGACCCCCCGCTCCTGCCCCTGCACCACCACAAAATGTAGATCCACTACCTTGAGGCGTAGGTGATGCCACGGAGGACGCCGCCATTACGTATGAGCCCACAGCGGGTGGACCTCGTTGGCTATTTAATAATCTACTGTATACGAATCAAG